CACTTCATCCATAATCAGAAGATTTGTATTAACTGAGTTCTTCATTCTTGCAACTTCTCTCCAAGTAAAAAGAAGTGCTAGGTCGATTCTCATTTTTTCTCCTTCACTAAAGGAAGCATATGAGAAATCTTCGTGAATAGGTGACTGGACGGTTTCGTTAAATTCCTCATCAAGTGTGAAGTTAATATAGAAGTCCATCATCTGAAGATAACGGTTTACTTGCTGATTTATCAGTGGTAGATACTTCTTAATGATTTTGGTTTTTACTCCACCGTCTTTAAGTAAACTATACGAAAAATCGTAATAGTTGATTGTGTCTTTTTTAGAAGCGAGTTCGTCGTATGTAGTTTTTAAGTTGTCTTTGAAGGATTCTAACTTCTCATGTTCAGAATTTCTGTTTGCAAGGTTCTCGGTAAGAACTTGAATTTCTTGTTCAAGATTTCTGATTTGCCTTCGCAATCCATTAATCTTAATATTGTTTTGAGAAATGCCATTCGTTAAGTTTGAAATCTCCTTCGATAGAGTATTGAATTGACGCTCTCGCTCCTCTTCCTCTTTAATTGCCTCCTCTAGTTCTTTATAACCAGATTGCAACTCTTTTGCTTTATTTTGAGCGTCGGTAATTCTATTTATTCTGAACTCTTCATCAATAGGTTGTGTGCATGTAGGGCAGACCGTATTCTCAGTGAAGAACTTATGTTCCTTAGTGATTGTAGATACCTTCTGAGAAATCTTGCCTTTAAGATTTCCCAACTTACGAAGTTTCTCTGCATATCCAGTAATAGCATTTTGCTCGCGAATAAGTTCTCGAAGAGGTTCTTCTACGGACTCATTTTCCCGAGTATAATTGACAATTTCTTCATCTAAATTGTCAATCTTTTCTTTATTGGTATTTATATTGGCATTTCCACGATTCTCCAACTCTTCAATAAAACTTTCTTGCATTTGAACTTTATCGAGAAGAGATTCCTTCTTAAGTTCAAGAACTTTAATATCTTCTTTTACAGAACGAATCTTTTCTTTGATAAGAGTATTCATGGAAGAAAAGATTTTAATATCAAGCAAATCTTCAATGACTTCTCTGCGGTTTGCAGCAGAGAGTTGCATAAAAGGAACAAAGGTGCTGCTACCCAAAATAACAATCTGAGTAAAAGATTTATAGTTCATCTTGAGCACATTTTGCTCCAACCACTTTTGCTGATCCAAAGCAGCTGCCGATTGGTCTAAAGCAGAATCATTTCTCCAAATTTCAAAAATAGCAGGTTTAATTCCCCGAACAACTTTCCATTCAGTATTACCAATAAAAAACTCAACCTCAACTTTACAATCCTTCTCGTTTACGGAATTGATAAGTTGTGGTTTGTTAATCTTGCGAAATGGTTTTCCAAACAAAGAAAAAGTAAGTGCATCAAGAACGGTGGACTTACCAGCACCATTTGTTCCGATGATTAAATTTGTTTTGTTTTCTGTAAAATCAACTTCAGTGTATTGATTACCAGTACTTAAGAAGTTCTTCCAACGAATTTTTTTAAATAAAATCATGTTCAGTATCAGGAGGAATCACAATATCATTAGGTGTAATAACAGTATATTTGTAATCATGAATTTCGCAAGTTTTTATGATCACATCATCTTCAATTTCAATTACATGCATTTCTGGAAATTCATTATCTTCTAACATCATAGCATATCTTACTGCATCATCTTCTTCTTCAAAGAGATAAAGTATCTGCTCTCCTTCATCATCCGCTACAGAATATGCTCCTTCGGTTTCTTTACCATTGATAGTTAGAATAAACATATTAGATCATTTCACATGCTTCTTGATAAATCTCCTGAATCACTTTTTGAACGATTGATTTGTCAAGATTGATTTCTGCCTCCTTAATATATCTATTCAGAATCGAAAGTGTATCTTCCGACTCAAATGCTTCAAAATCTTCGGATTCTTGGATTGTAAAATTCTCTACTATTTTAAGTTCCGAAACTCCAGAAGAATATAATTTATCAATAAACTTTTCAAACTTTTTTGTATTTGATTTTTTGCGAACAATAATCTTTACAATCTTGTTCTCATATTCACGAGTATCAAAAGTTTGATAATCGGTGTCCTCATAATATATGTTGTAAAATAATCTGAAAGGATTATTTACTGGTTCGTGAGTTACTGATTCAGTATCAAAAATATGAAATCCTCTAGTATCCCCAACATCAGTCCAAAACATTTCATAGGGATTTCCGAGATAATATACTATCCCGTTGTCCGATCTAGTGTGATAGTGTCCCGAATAGACTCTGGAGAACTTACCAAATAATTTGCTCTCCAAACCGTGCTCCATGACGATTTGTTTATTAACTCTAAATCCTTGGAGTTCAAGGTGCCCCATCGCACACGGGCAAGTTGTCTTTTCAATAAGTTTAAGAGTATTTGCTTCATTTTCTTGATTGATCCAAGGTATAAAAAGTACAGGTAGTTTACCCAACATTACTTCAGTTGGTTCCGAGTAAACAGTTACATTATCATATTCACGTAAAAGCAAATCAACTGCATTTACTTGATTAGTATTCTTATAGTATGCAGTATGATTTCCAACAATCGTATGAACTTTTACGCCCATCTCTTGAAGACGGTCATAGTAATTATTTTTAGCCCAGGATAAAGCAGAAAAATCAATTCCTTTACGACTATCAAAAGTATCTCCCATATCTACAACTGTAGTAATCCCATACTCTTCGAGTGTTGGGAAAAATACATCATTGTAGAACTTTAGGAAATAATCATGAAAGAGTTTGGAATTCTTTCTTGCCCCAAAGTGCTGATCAGTAATAATAGCAACTTTCATTCAATAGCGAAGTTTAGAGTGGACACCATCCTTGATACTATTATAGTCCGAATAGTTCCCACCGTCAATATTGTTGTCATCTGTAAAAACTTCAGAGAAACCAGAACGCTCAAGAATTTTGTTTTTGATTTCTAGTTGACGCTTCTCTCTTTGGATACGACGAAGGAAAGCATAGTGAATGATTTGAGTGAAGTATGCAAAAGGATTTTGAGACTTCTCTGGGTTGAAGTTGTGAATGTATTGAACGCAATTCTCAATACCATCAGAAATCATATCTTCCTTGAACATATAGTTCACGAAGTTTGGTTTAAATGAAAGGTGATTGGCAATCTTCAGGAAACACTCTCCGATGTAGCGAGGAATAGGAGGTTTTGGTTTTCCTTGGATTTCTGCGATTTCTTTATCTTCGCGATACTTAATTAGAGCAGCAAGAAACTCTTTGTTGTTTACGTAATGCTCTGACCTCTTTCTTTTGGTCATGACTGCTGTGGTAATCATAAGTTTTTATCATTATTATGTATAGATTATACCATGTTTGCAAATAGTTGACAAGGTATCAAAAACCTTGTACAATTACCTTTGTGGAGGTTGATAAGATTATCTTTAGCTATTCTTAAAGAGCTTCTCTAAGATCTCTTTAGCATCATTGACATTAGCAATATATCCCATTCTACGATTAATTTTGGATTGGTTTAGTTTTTCCTTTCCACTTTGACGGATATAATCTTGGTACAGCATTATCATTTCAATGTCTGAAGATTCAGATAAAGTAATAACATCATCTAAATTAATAATAAACATATCATCAGTTGTTGTTTTTAACCAAGGTTCTAGTTTGTATCCAACTATTCCTTGTCTACCTTTAATTTCCGACACAACTATTGGATTAGATACAATGAGAAGAGTTCTATCTTCTTCATCGGATGCTGCTATCTTGGCAAAGATTTCTTCACCACTTTTCAGTTTAACTGTTGCATAAAAATCATCTTCTATATTCATTTCTTTTTTAAGTTGACGGTAATTATCTCATAGTTAAAATTTTCTTCATTGTATATTTTAATTCTCTCAATGAAATGATTCAGTGTATAATTTCTTTTTGAATTCGTAGTGCAATCGTCTGAAATATCATATAAGATTGCTTTTATTTTGTTTTTTCCTTTTCTAAGAACTCTTCCAATACTTTGAAGATTTCTGACTCTGGACTTACTCGGAGAAGCAAAGATAACATTATGGAGGTTTTTAATATTGATACCAGTAGAAAAAGTTCCATAAGAAGCAACAATTATCGCATCATTTTCTCTCTCTGTAATTTCTCTAACTAATTCTCTTTCTTCAGCATCAACACCACCATGAACGAAGAATACTTTTCTATCACCTCGCTTTTTAGTATTTATCATATCGTATAAAACTGCTCCATGTGCTTCTACTCTACTGAATAGCACAAGAGTATTTCCTTTTAAATCTAAAGTTAGATTGGTAATAAATTTATTTCTCTGTTCGTGAGATATTAAATATTGTATC